CAAAAAGAAGAACAAGAAGAATTTTTTATTGTGGGTTTGGTGATTGTTTTGGTTATCGTTCTTGGCGCTGTTGGTTATTTCTTCATTCAAGAATCCATAGACTATGCGAAAAAAAATAGCCATACTGTTCATCATCACAAGTCTTAGTGCTTGCGGTGATGAATACCGCTATCATTGCCAAGACCCTAAACACTTTGGTGACGCGCAATGTCTGAAACCGGCTTGCGAATTTACGCAAACTTGCCCGGATTATTTAATCGCGCCGATTTTGGAGAAAAAACTTGAAGGAAATATTGCTGGCCCTTCTAACGCGCAATCCGGACCAAGCGCGACTAACTGCCGATGAAATAGACACACGGGTTCGTGCGTTTGTCATCATTATGGTAACATTGATTTTTGGCTTTATCACCATTGCTTTGCTTTATTCGGTTACGTTCGTTACGCAACCCATGAAGGCAATGGCGCCCATAGACCAAGCCTACACCAAGATGTTGAACGACATCGTTTTGTTGATTGTGGGCGGTATTGGCGGGATTCTGACTAAAGGCATTACCACAGAAGCATCCAACATGATTACAGCGGCCAAGAACAACACCGCTGCATATACACCGCCACCACCACCGCCACCAGCTCCAGTAGTAATGATGACACCCAGTTGGACACCGCCACCAACACCACAAAGCCCACCTACGCTGGAAGCTGAACACGAACGCGAACGCATGGCGCAAGCTAGGGCAGAGGCGCACCCATGATTAGTTGGTTCTTTGAAGGGTTGTTCTACTACATTGCACTTTTAGCGTTTATCGCGGGATTGGCGTTATACGGCGTTAGTTATTTTGCCAAGCTGCTGCCGGTTATTGCTGCTTACGCATTGATGATGCAAATTGGCGGTATGGTTTTGGCCGTTGGCGGTGGGTATTTTGTGGCAGACCACAAAGGATACGAACGGCGCGTGGCAGAAGATAAAGCCGAAATTGACAGGCTAAACGCTGAAGCGCGGGAAAAAGAAGTTCAAATGGCGCAAGCCATTAAAGAAAAGACAGCAGCATTAAGGAAAGCTACCAATGCAATCAATCAAAAACAGTCTGATACTTTCAAGCGCATTGATTCTGGCGAATTGCGGTTCCCAACCAGTTGTCCCGTACAAGCCGATTCAAGTACCGGAACTACCGGCGGAAATCCAAGCAATGGAACCGAATCTGAGCGACAAGCTGTTAAAGATATTGTCACCATCGCAGCAGAAGGCGACATCGCCATCACCAGACTTAACGCCTGCATCGCCCAATACAACAACGTTCGCGAAACCATAAACGCTGGTGTGAAATGATTACAGCGGCACAACTTCACGCACTTGGAATCGGCCCGGAATGGGAAGAACCGCTAAACGCTACATTTCGTCGGTTCATGATTGATGATGTGCGTAAACAAGCGGCGTTTATTGGGCAGTGTTCCCACGAATCCGGCCATTTCCGCAAGCTGGAAGAAAATCTAAACTATTCTGCGGAAACTTTGCAACGGCTATTTGGCCACAAGTTCAAACCAGAAGAAATCCAGCAATACGCGCACCAACCGCAACGCATCGCCAACAGGATTTATTGCAACCGCATGGGAAACCGCGATGAAGCATCCGGCGATGGTTGGCTTTATCACGGACGCGGCGTTATCCAGCTAACCGGCCACGACAACTTTTGGCACTTTGGGCAATCCGTTGGAATGGATTTTGTGCATAACCCCGCACCAGTTTCGCAACCACTTTATGCGGCTCAAAGCGGTGGTTGGTTTTGGGTTACACACGGGTGCAATCCATTGGCAGAAGATGAAAATTGGGAAGGTTTGACGCGCCGTATCAATGGCGGCACATTTGGCTTGGATGAACGGGTGCATTTAACCCGGCAAGCCCTGCAAGTGTTGTCGTAAAAAGGTGGGAACCGTCAATTTGGCCTTTTAAATTCCATGCGAGAAAGCCAAAAAACCGCATGGTTCGGCATCCTTGAACGTTGGCTTAACCGGTTCCCGAATACAACTACAACTTCGAAAGCAAACTATCAATCTTGGATTGAAGTTCGCCCAAAAATTTTATCACTTCGCGTTCAAGTTCGGCGATGTATTTGTCATCACGAACCACTTGTTTCACAAACAATTTCAAATGTTCGTGCGGCATCCGTGGGTCATAACAAACGTAATCGCACCAATCTCGCCCGGAACACGCTAATTGCCATTGCATTTGGTCGTAATGGTTCTTAGGCACTTTGCCCGACAAAATGGTTTCGATGTGATTGGCGGTTGACTTGCACTTGATTTCTATCATGCCATCAAGCCGAACAAGGCCATCCGGCGACGCGCCAGCGTGTTCAATTACGGGATGGGGTATGTAACCCACTTCATCCACAAATAAGTTGTTTGACGCTTCATACGCTGCCCGGGCAAACGGTTCTTGCATCGTTCCCCATTTCATGGCTTCATTCTGGAAAGATTCTTCAACCGTTCCGGTTAATCGTTCGCAAAGCAATTGGCTCATGTAATTAGCGCGGGACGCTGCATAACCTGATTTTGTTTGGGCTACGATGTCTGAAATTCGTGAAGCTGTTACGTTACCGCACCGGGCGGCAAACCATTCTGGTGAACCTTGAATCATATTGCTGCTTTTTTCCGGTCTTTTAAGTCAAGAATTTGGTTTTGAAGCTGGATGTTACCGCCAGCAAACTTTAGCGCGGCAAAGTAAGCTGTTTTTAGTTCATCATGGTTTCGCGCGTTTTCCATACTTGCAAGGTATGGCGTCAAATCGGCCAATGATGGGCCACCGCTAACTTGGTGGTTGTCAATTTCCACATCGATAGCTTCTGTTGGAATGCTAAACGCTTGGAAACAGGCGTATTTGTAAGCCGTGGACATGGCTTTGTTGGTGGCTTTATCGGACGAATCCATTGCTTCACCAAACGTTTTAACGACGTGTTTCGAACCATCTTCAACGCTGACGAAATCAAATTCAGCTTCCACGGTAACGTAGAAAAGAACCTTATTGCTGGCGCTAACCCGTTCAGCACAGGTTCGGTTTAACACTCGCGGCAAGATGCAAAGGCCATGTTTTGGCAGCAGTTCGGCCAAGGCGTTATAAACGTCATCGATGCCCCGGAAATGGTAAATTGACCCGGAATCCGTCTTGCGATTTTTGGCGATGCCACGCACCGACAATGCGGCTTGCACGTCGCTGATTGCTTTATAGACTTTCATTTTTTGTAGAACTCCGATTCGCAAAGGTCATCCAAGCGCATGAAAGCGTCCATCAATGGGTCTTTTGTGGCCTTGACCACATCAGCGCTGGATTGATTCAGCAAACTCATTGTGCTGGCGATAAGCTGTCGGGCCACGAATGGCGTGATGTCTGAATCTTCAATTTGCCGAAGTTGGCTTAAAACGCCATATAGCGTTCGGTTTGTGTGGTCCATTGTCATGTCCTGTTTTGTTGATGGGACGTTCATTGTATAGTAAACTGAACGGATGACAAAAGAAATTGCAATTAAATTGGCAGGTGGGTCGAACGCATTGGCGCGACTGTTGGGCATCACAAAAGGCGCGGTGTCGCAATGGAAGGCCATTCCAAAGGGTCGGCTTTACGACTTGCGAAACTTGCGGCCCGAATGGTTTTATTGACAAGGCAAATTTTCGTGTATACTCAGAACCGTCTAGAGTGGCATCTGGACGATGAAGTGATTAAATTAACCCCGCAGGGTACTGTGTGGTCTTGTCGTACGGCAAGCGAGTCTTTTGAGTCACTTCAATCGTCTTGCTGTTGCTCTCGCCAAGAGCCAAGACCACAGAGCATCTTGCGGGGTTTTTGCTTTTGGACTGCCCAATGCGGTACGTCGATGGTTGGGCATGAGATACCCCGTTACATGAGCGAACCAAAGCGGGGAACGTGGGCGAAGTCTAGAGCGTGGTGGTTGAAAATAGTCTGGACAGTGCGATGCGAGGACATGGCTCCGAAAAGCAGAAGGCACAAGCGAACTTTGGTTTTGACCACGGTTAGGCTGTGCTTTGCTCAAACATTCACCAAAAAGCAGTTTAAAAACAGAAAGGAAATCACATGATATTAAGTAACAGTTACCCAACTGAAGTTTATGTTTCAGACATGGGTTATTTCGTAATAAAACAAGATTGTTTTGAATGTGGACACCAAACGCAATTTTTGTTTACTCCCGACCAAACAAAACTTTTGTTTAATTTGTTGCCTGACTTTTTAAAAGAGCAACAAGACAAATGGACCGGGTTACATTCACCACATGAAAGCACAAACGATGAATGAATCAGGATTTGAGCGTTTTTGGGCAGCTTGGCCTAAGTCAACAAGAAAAGGCGCGAAATCGGCTTGTTTGCAAAAATGGGCCAAACTTTATTGCGAAACTTGTTGTGACCAAATTATCAAACACGTTGAATGGATGAAAACCACGGACCAATGGCGAAAGATGGATGGCGCATACATTCCAGCACCTTTGGTTTACCTTAACCAGCAACGATGGGATGGCGCTGAAATCCCTGAGACTAAAAAGCAGGTCAGCACCTTGGAAATTATTGCTCAAGAACGCGCAAAAGCCGTTCCAATGCCTGACCATATTCGTGAACGTTTAAACCAATTAAGGGGTAAAAATTGAACCAAATTGTTTTCGGTGATTGCCGTGAAACGATGCGCCAATGGGCGGCAGAAGGCGTAAAAGCTCAAACTTGCGTTACTAGCCCGCCTTACTATGGCTTGCGTGATTATGGACATGAAGGCCAGATTGGTCTTGAAGAAACACCAGAGGAATACATTAAAGCTATGGTTGAAGTATTCCGATGTGTATGGGATGTTCTTGAGGATGATGGGACGGTTTGGTTAAACATTGGGGATAGCTACGCTGGCAGCGGAAAAGGGCCAGCAGGCAATTTGGGCACAACAAACGATGAGCGCAACATGACCCACACAAAAGCCAGTTCGTTTGTTCCTGCTGGCTGCAAACCCAAAGACCTGATTGGCATACCTTGGATGTTGGCCTTCGCGCTAAGAGCAGATGGCTGGTATCTGCGCCAAGACATCATTTGGCACAAACCAAACCCTATGCCTGAGTCGGTTCAAGACCGATGCACGAAAGCGCATGAATACATTTTTTTGTTAAGCAAGTCTCAAAAGTATTACTACGACAATGAAGCAATAAAAGAAGAAGGCGTAATACCTGCTGGCACTTTAGCGGCAAAAGGGAGTGCCGAACGTCAAGGACAAAAAGGAGTTAATGCAAGACCTTCCGAATACAAAGAATACGATGGGCAAAGAAATAAACGAAGTGTTTGGACTGTCAACACCAAGCCTTATGCTGGCGCACACTTTGCTGTTTTCCCAGATGAGTTAATTGAGCCTTGCATTATGGCGGGCGCGCCTGTTGGCGGTATTGTTGTTGACCCTTTCATGGGAAGTGGAACAACAGCTCAAGTTGCACAATCTTTAGGTCGTAAATATCTTGGATGCGAACTTAATCTTGCATATAAAGATTTACAAGATAAGAAAGTTCAACAAATGTCGTTGGAGTTAATTTGATGCGTGACCATTACAACTTTGAAGAACTTGAAGCTGCAAGAATCCTTGACCTTGTACGCATGGGTGACAAAACTATTCC